CGCGCGTCTTGTCGATGGTGAGCCACAGTCCGTTACACAGAGCGGCGATTGCCTTTGCCATGCCCTCAATCTGTGCGTCGGTCGGCGGCTCTGCGCCGAGGCTGTTTGTATCTGCGTCCAAACACCCGAGAATACAGATGCTCACGCTGCCGCTGTTGCGCCTCCACGTTGCCGCGAGTACGTCGTCGAGCTCGCCGTCCCCAATGACGTAGATTTCACCATCCTTGTCGATCTGGACATGGTAGTCGCTCCAAAACTGCCCATAATGTCCCGCCGACCAGTGGAGATAGACTTTCGTCTCACGCCCCTGCTCCGTTGCCGCCTCTGCGATTGCTTCACGGTAGTACATGGCGAGGCTTTCAAGCTCTGCGGGCGTTACGTGCCTCATTTCCGACGGATGTAATACGTGTGCCATTATTTCTGCTCTCCTTTCTTCTCATCCTTCTCGTTTTTCAGCTGTTCCAGCGTGTCCCGCAGCTTCTTTGGGACGGGTACACCGGAGTTCGCTGCATTCTCAATAATACTCAGCCCTTCGTTCCCGATAAAGAACCAGATCACAAGCACACGCGCCGCTTCGCCGCCCGTGAGGTCTGAAATAAAGTGCGCGAGGGCGACGATGGAGAGGATGAGCACTTTCTTGCAAATCCCCCGAAAACCGACCTTGCTGCTCCATCCGCCGAGGTTCGGATTGACCTTCGCCGCCAGCATTCCCGTCACATAGTCCATTCCCATGAGTACCAGAAGTGCCTCCATCGCCTTATCCCATCCGCAAAGGTACGCGATCACGCCGCCTACTACCGCCGTCATGCTTCCTGCCTCCACCTCCGTCCCTGTCGGCACGCAGTCCGCGAGCCACGTCAAAATGCCCTGCACGAGCATCACTCCTTTCTCTGCACAGAAAAGCCGTCATGAGGCATGGCGGCTTTTCTGCGCTCATATTCATCCAGTGGTGTGCTCGACAAGGTATGCGGCTACATCCTCGCGATAGACCTCGGGGACGACCTTCTGATCGTCCTTCTTGTCCTCCTCGGAAATTGCCCATTTCCCGCTGCGCACGAGATAGGCGTAGACGGGGATCATATATGGCCACTTCTTCATTTTCCTTCACCCCCTTTCAGTGCAGAAAGTTCCGCTTCGAGTGCCGTGAGGCGCTCCCCCTGGAGTGCGAGGCGGGCTTCCTGCGCTGCCATTGCCTCAAATGCGGCGAGACGCTCCTCATCAACGGGCGGCTCTTGCGGCTCGGTTTCCACGGGTGGAGCAGGAGGCGCGGAGACGGGTTTTCCCGTCTTTGGGTCGCGGATGTAGCCCGTGCCGTTCTGGCCTGCTCCACGGTTGCCTACATAGTGCTGGTAGTCCTCATCGGAGATGGGGATATATCCATCGTCAATGTACTTTTGCCGCTCCTCATTGGTGGAGTAGTGCACGCCGCTGACGACGGTCGTTTCACGGTATCCAGCGGCGTCAAATTTTGCAAGGTATTCTGTTTCCATTTTGATGCGTCCTTTCTCAGATTCCTAGAGCTAACCAATATAGCGGGTAACGAGAAAAGTGTGTTTGGAACCCCTCCTGTTTTAGATCAAAAGGCATTGGAATATCGCCATATGCTTCTGATACAGTATTACCGCGATTGCGACGAGCGGGGATTAAGCACAAAACTCTATTGGGAAAACGTATCGGAAAATTTACTGTGGTATATTTTTCTACTTGACCGAAGTCTATAGCCCCCCACTGCACAATCAGCCCATTGGCAAACTTGACCCATCCATTCTCATCGAGATTGCCCGCAACGATGCCAGTTTTTGCCGCGTTGATCTGGTTGAGGATCCACTGCAGAGACTGTCCTCCGATGGTATTTGCGTTGGATGCCGTCCCTTCAAACCCGCCATCAGCCTTCATTCTACCGCTTGTATAGACGTGTTTCCCATTGTACGAGCGCACCCAATCGTTATCGGTCATTTGCCAACCGCCGCCATGATCCTCAAAATAGAACCCGCTATCACCGCGTGCCCTGAACCAGTCATTGGCGAGTACGGACGGAACTGTAAGCTGCCCTGTCATCGTATCGCCGGACTTGCTGACCTTACCCGCAAGCGCATTTGTCACCGTCGTCACAAAGTTCGCATCGATTGCCTGTGCAACAAAGGCGGTGCTCGCAATCTGCGCCGTGTTGGTCCCACGTGCTGCGGTCGGTGTGGTCGGTGTGCCAGTGAGCGCGGGAGAAGCAAGCGGGGCTTTGGGTGCAAGACGGTCATCGACCTCCCGCCTCGTATACGCCCCGATGTTTCCCGGCGTTACGGGCTGCCATGTGTTATCGTTGCGCAGGAAGCGTGCGTTGTTCGCTGCCTCGGGCGCGGGCAAGGTGTAGACGTTATCCGCAAGGTGCTTCCTCTTAACGGATTTCTCGGGATGGTCGAGCTCAGCTGCGGTGCGATGCATGCTAATGCCGGAGGTTGCTGCGCTCTCGATTGCCTCCTCGAGATACCGTGTAATCCCATCGACATCGTTATCCATACAGTCACGCCCGTGATTTACGATGAGGTTCGCGATTGCCTTGCACATCGCCGACCACTGGTAGTACATCTTGTTGTGCATCCGCGAGAGCGCCATGCCGGGCATGACGCCGCCAATGCGTTGTGTCGCCTCTTTGTACTCCGAATCGTTGTATGTGCGCTCCGGAGCGTTGTCCTCGTTAAATATCTGGAAGTTTGTCTTTGCCATTGTTTTTCCCCCATCTAGGTCCATCGGCTTTCATCGTAGCCGTTCATGCCGGCATTTTTATCAGCTGTGTCATATGAGAACGACACACTCGGCAAGGAGTTCATCCAATCCGCATGATCGTATCCCTTGATGGTGTCTGTCTCGAGATCATACCCAAATACCGCACGATCTGCGAAATAGTAATTCATGCGTACGCCCTGCGGCTTCGGAACAATCAGCCCTTGGCGCACCATCTCTTTGGTGATTTGGTCGCTTATACCAATGACGAGTACATTGATCGTCATGTCCTGATTGTCCTGGATAAGAATGCCCTTGCCAAAGAGCGCATCCCACAGCTCCTTGATGTCCTCAATGCCGCCCTTCCACTGATTCTTTGCAATCTGTGCACGCAGGAGGTTACGGTATGCCGCATTATCGAGCACGGGTGAGAGCCCCTTATCCGGTTGGTACGGAAGTGTGCGCCGCGCACCGACGAACTCTCCGAGAATGTCCTCCTGTGCGCCCGTGGCATAGTCGAGATCAAATGCATCATCCAGATAGATTGCCAAGGCAAAAATATCATCCGATGGTGTGAGCAGCGCCGCGACGGTCCGCATGAATTTCTCGCGCACACGGTGCTGCGAAGTGATGAGGTCAAGGTACGCATTGATGACTGCCATCAGACCACCTCCACTGTGACCGAGGCACTCTTTGCAATGGCGTTGTACGGGATGATAACATCGACCACGCCGGGCACTCCTCCGACTCTTCCAAGCTGCACCGATTGCAGGGCAAACGGCGGGCGCAGCACGTCATCCACAGCGGCGGCAATCGCCGTGAGGATTCCCGTTGTTGTGACGTTCACACCAATGCCGAGGCGCTCAATGTATGCCGCAATGTTGCGCTTGATGTTCTGTTCAACCGCTGTCGTGTATGTCGCGTACTTTTTGACGGTAATCTTAACAGAAATCTCCTGATAGACCGGGCGAAAGAAGCGAATTTCGTTCTTCAGCCCGTCGGAATTAATGTGAAGGGTCGTCGTTGTTCCATGCGTGCCGCAGCCGGGTCCCTTGCGCAGGTAAATCTGCTCTGCAATCGCTCCGTCAAGTCCCCCCTCAACCACGGCAGCGATGCTGTGGCTTGGGATGCCGTTTTCATCGGTATGGTTTGTGTCATTCTCGTACACCTTATACCGTGTCACCCCTGCAACGCTTCCAATGCCCGCGAGGGTACTGTTTACCATGTTCTGACTTGGAATCGCCGTCGAGATTGCCTGGCGGCGGCGCAGTTCCTCGTCGGTTTCAATGGGGCGCCCCTTTACGGCCGGAACCTTGTTGGTCACAGAGACCCAACCGTATTGCGGGTTACTGATTTTTACAATCGTACCGGGAGGCGCCTCCACTGCCCCGATACTCTGACACTGCGCCGTCGTTTCGAGCGTTTCGCTCTCAAATTTTAGGTTTTCCGGCAGACGCCACTTCCTCCCCTGTGTATCCTCGACAACGCCCGCAGGAACCGTCGTTCCGGGTGTCCCCGTAAGCGTTAGGACACAGGTTGAGTAGGTCGCCGTCTTGCGCCGCAGCCCGTTGAGCTTGACACGGCTCGAAAGCCCCGTCCCGACCGCTGTCTTTACACTCTGATTGTTGTAGACGAGCTGCAACAGCTGAAAGGTGTCGTACGTCTTGAGCGAAAATGCGGAGATCATCTGATAATCCTGCGAATCGTTGCCGAGATAAATATCCCGACCATATATTTCCCTGAACTTCGCGATGAGATCATCCCGAATGTCGGCATATGTTGGGATGTGAACCCCTGCATCGTCAATATAGGGAGCAAAATATCCCATAGCTACACCTCCTCATCCAAGCTGAATGTGCCGTAGTCGCTTTGAACCGCCGCGCGAATCGTCAGCGTTCGGTGCTCGCTGTCCCACGCCGGGTCGAAGGACAAAACGGACAGGACGTGCGGTGTCTCCTGTATGCGGTTGCGGATGATCTGTTCCGCCGCTTTGACATCACGGCTTGCGACGATCTTTTGCCAGTATGGCACGCCATCCTCGATGTCTTCCCACCACTCGTAGACGAGGAGGCGCAGACGTGTCAATACCGCCTGCCGTACAGCGTCTGCGCCCTCGATGTAGGCGTGGCTATTACCTACGGTAAAGTCCCCGTTGTCATCCAGTGCACGGTATCTCACTGCATCACCCTCCTACCGTCACGTTCGGGCTGCCGCTCACATGCGTTCCGCTGAGTCCACAGCTCTGACAGACGGTCACGTCACCCACACGGACAACGGGTCGGCCATTGCAGGAGACGGTTCCACTTCCTGCAATGCTCACAAATGTTCCTCCGTGCGGGCAGTTCGTCGCCCCTGTATCGTTCAGCCTATGGAGCTGTAGTCCGTTCACGCTCACATTCGGGCTCGCCGTTGCATTCGTTCCTGTACGCCCATGCGGGCAGCATGGCAGTTTTTTGTTGCACACGCCTGTTGTCGTGTCTCCGATGCGCGCTGCTGCTGACATATTCTCTCCTTCCTTACGGGTCATTAAGTCCAATGTGTGCCGCCTTAATGTCAATGACACCTGCCGCACAGATGTTGATGTCGCTGCCGCTGATCTCGATATAGGCGTCGCCCGCCGCATTGCGCAGCTGCGCCGTGCCCGCCGAGTATCCGCCGACAACGCTCGGCTGACTGCGGAAGCCGACGAGGGCGAACCCGTCCGAGAGATCATGCCGTCGCTTTTCGACCTGATTCTGCACACCGCCGTTTTGCCACCATGCGTCCATGCAGTTATCGCCAAATACCACAAGACAGTCATCGCCGGGCTGTATGGGAAGCGTCAGGCAGTAGCCGCCGCCGGAGTAGATGAAGAACGGGACATCCGGCAGGAGCGGAATCTCCGCCCATGTAAGCACGCCACTGCGGTTCATCCGCTCGCGGATCGCCAGCTGCACGGTGCATGTCTGCCGCGCATAGTCAACCGACCGAATGATGCCGGGCGCTGCTACGCGAAGGTCAAGGCCGAAGCCGTCCAGCTCACGCTTTCTCTGTTCGATCTCCTCTGTGAGCCGTTCCGAAATTTTAAGCACGCTATCACCTCATTTCAGTGTCTGCCCTGCCCCGTTTACTGCCGTTAGAAGTCCCATACGTCCGTTGCGGCTGACACCAACGACGGAGGTCGTCCACTCGTCGCCCCATGTGTCTCCGCGATGCTCGACCGAGAACACCTGATATTCCCCGTCCTGATCGAACTGTGCCGTCTGTGGGAGCTGATCGCTCTTTTGCTGCCCGCTGCCGGGGTCAATCTGGACTGCCTGCCGCTGAATCAGTTCATTATCAATCTTGATCATCGTCCGGAGCTTGACACGGGCATCGAGGAGCATCTTTATCTGGATCCCCTGATCGGTGTAGACGGGCGTCCCGACAAGCCCCGTCATCGGCGTAAGATGGAGCACGCGATCTTCCGGTATTTCCTGCTCGACTGTCTCCACCGTGAGCTTGCCGTCCTCTCCCTCCCAGTAGGCGGCGTCGTTCCATGTGCAGATGTCGCGCAGATACTGCGCGGGCGTGCCAAAGAGCACCTTACCGCGTGGGAGGGACTGATCCGGCAGTTCATCCGTGACCGCTCCGACCTCGATTTTCTCATCCGCCTGCGCTGCGATGGCCTGCACCACATCGCGCGGCGTACTGCCCGCCGCGATGGTGCTGCGGACGTGGTTGACAAAGAGACTATTCATTCCTTTGAGCGCAACGATCTCAAGACGGTAGTCGGTGCCGTTCTCACGATTGCGGAACACCTGCACAATGTCGCCCGTGAATATCTCACCGTACTGCCCCTCTTCGTAGCCGCCGAAGATAGATATCTGAAATCCCTCTTCGATGACTTCCTTCTCGGACGCTGCGCTCATGTTGTAGACGATGAGCGTTCCGATCTGCACAGCAGTCTCGGTCGTCGCCTTGGTCTGGAACTCGCATTTGAGGAGAGATACATCCATCTCCGCGTCATGATCGAGATCGAACTCATCCGTTGGATTGCCCTCCTCATCCTTCTTGTACGCGAGCTTGTAAATGGTGATCTTCCATTTGCGCCCGTAGAGGCGCCCCTTGCGAGTCGCCAGCTCGGACACGGTCTCGTCATTTGTTTCGTCATTTGTCTCCGCCATCGCTGTCCCCCCAGATGATGTACCAGTCCGATTCCAGTGTCGTTTCGCTCGGCCACTGCTCCATTGCGCGGCTGCGCGGCACGATCCACGCGCTCCCGATGCCGAGGTAGCCGACCTGCTCCAGGATGTTCTGTCCCGGCACGAGCGGAAGCCCCGCGTAGACGCATTTCTCATTTTTGTAGATATCGACGAGCCAGTATTTCGCGAGGTCGTTGAAGCTCATGCGGAATTTGAGGAGTGTGTTCCCACCGTCAATCGGTACTTTCGCACTGAATTTACGCTGCGGGATTGCCTGAAAGGGCACAATGCAAAACACGGACACACCTCCTAGGAGAAAACTTCTTCAACGGTATCTGTGAGCGCAGCAAGCGCGGTCTTGTTGACATCCTCGCCCGTCTGCACAGGGACTTGTCCCCCGGAGGACTCTTCTACCGATGCCGAGGCACGCGCACTGACCGTTGTCTCAGCGACCGATGCAAAGATGATCTCCCGCAGACGCACCGTGCACCGCAGTGCGTGGAGCGTATTCACGTCATCGGGCGCGGACAGCTCCTCGATCAGCATGTTGTTGTAGGTCTGCAGGCGCGTCTCGACCGTAATCGGAACACGCGAGAGCTGCATTGCACGCAGGCTCTTCCATGCCGCGACAGAACGGTTGCCGCCCGGCGTTGTCAGTATGTCGGGCATCTTTGGAAGCCCTTTGAAGTTACTGTACCAATCATAAATCTTCTTAACGATTGGTGCGGACTTTAGGAAGGTATCAACCACGGGCATGACGGCGTCCTGAATCATGCCGCCGATGATGGGAATGCTCGTCACTTTCTGGAGCACGCCTCCGATGGCGGGCGGCAGGGTCATGTAACTCTCTGCCGT